AAAATACTTTGAAAGATAATAACGAAAAGCTAACCCAAAGAGGGGTAGACATTTACGAAAAAAGAGAAGCTTCGTTATCTGCCGGAGTGGTAGACACGAAAACAACCAATGTAACGGGATTGCTCGCCGGGCTTAACCATTGGCATCAGTGGAGCGGCACAGGCAGTAATCGAACGGAGGTTCGAGAAACAACCGTTATGTATCCTGTGTTGGTTGACATAAACAAAAACACATCCGAAGGTCTGCCGGATAATTCTAATAAATAACTCCTGATCTGTTTATAAAATGCCGTGTTTATGCGGTTTATACGGTGTTTTATGGTATTTCCATTTGTTCGTATAATTTCTATTATAAGAACTTTTAATATCCTATGGGGATAGTAGGATATAGGGGGCAGGGGGTCTATGAAAACAGGCGTTTTGGGCGGGGTTAGCCCTCTAAGCACCGAAAATCCAAAAACCTGTTAAACAAAACCCAAAACGTTTGACATTCCGTTAAACCTAATATATAGTAGGTCAGAGAGAGGACTAGGCAGATGAGCAGACCAACAGATGATAAGAAAGAACACTTCATAGGGGTACGGATAAATGACGAGATAAAAGAATTTTTAGAAAGTCAGAATTGCTCTATGTCTGAATATATCCGCAAAGTGTTGGAAGATGTTAAACGTAATAGGGGAATTGTTAAACAGAACAAAGGAAATGTTAAACATAACGAGGATAGTATTACTAATATAGCTCCTGAAGCCTATGAGGACTATAGCAAAGGAAACTATGAGGAGTTGAAGATAGTACCTGTAGGATATGATAAGGCACTCAGAGACGAGATAGAGGGTTTGAAAGCCAATATAAATTTCCTGTTGGATGACAGCTCATCCCGGAGAGAGGTTGAGGTCATGGCAGAAATGACCTGCGGAGTAGATAAGTTCTACAAGAGTGTGCTTGATAAGGTGGAACGTGGGGAAATGGATTTCAACGAGGATGGGTTCGACCTGATTGACACAGATGTAGTTGAAGCCTTACGGAATGACGAAGTAAGAAAACAGCTTGACGATCTTAGGCAGGGATGTGACGAGAAACAGGTAGATAAGATTAAGGCAGTCACAAGAGTGTTCAAGGTAGGGTTAGGGAAAGTCAGGAGTGAGATATGGGGAATACGGGGGTAATGTTGATTGGTAAGCGATACCAAAGATAAGTAAATCCGTATAAGCTGAAATATGAGTTTTTGGTGACGAAAAACAACGAGTCGTGACGAGTCGTGACGAGTCGTCACAAATGGTCACGAATCCGACTATGACTATCATAATCATATATATATTATTTAAAGATAGTTGATAGTTTATAGAAAAATTAATATATATTTATTACATAGAGATTATATAGAGTTATACACAGTGTAAAGGATTTAAAACATGAAGATGATGAAGTGTGATGACTGTACCAAGTGTCAGAATATGACATTGGACGGAGAAATCTATACCATAGACTGTAAAAAGTATGGTCAGCTTAAATGGCATGTTTCACGAGCAGAGTTACTACAGTGCGAGTTTCACAGAAAGAGGAGAAAGAAATGAGGGTTAAGTTAGACAAGGGAGCGTTTGAAGTAGTTCACGCACACGAAGATGATGCAGGATATGATTTAAGAACTCCGTATGATTTTACCATATACGACAATAAGGTAATAGATACAGGAGTACACATGGAGATACCCAAGGGCTATGTTGGTTTCTTGAAATCCAAAAGCGGTCTGAATGTAAAACATAGCTTGACAGGCGAAGGCGTAATAGATTCTGGCTATACCGGGAGTATTGTAGTCAAGTTATATAACAATAGCGAAGAACCGCATAAATTCAATAAGGGTGATAAGATTATTCAGATAGTCCTATTGCCTGTATACACCCCCGATATCGAGTATGTTGACGAATTGGATGATACAGAGAGAGGAAATCAGGGCTTCGGTTCGAGTGGAAAATGACAAATCGTTTCTAAGGGTTCTCTCGTCCATTTCTAGGTGGGTCTAAATTTCACCCTAACAAGTATAGGCTGATACAATAAAACTTGCGAGAAATGGCTTCTGAGGGCTTAGAATGTAGGTCAGATAAGAGATCAAGTGTTAAGAATGACGAACAAAGGAGGGTTGAAATGATTGAAGAGCAGTTAGAGAAGATTGAAAAGCTGATTGAAGCCAACCACAAAGACGAGATTATATCGGACAGGTTTTTCATAGGGCGGTTGGAGAGAATTGAAAGCCTATGCAAAGAGAACAATAAGGCGAACGAGGGCATAAAAGCCATGTTTGAGAATATCAACGATTCTCTTGATGATGATTTCAATATGGATTTACAGGAAAAAGAATCTATCATCTTGGAGCAGGACGGCTATATAAAGCATTTGGAAGAAATGCTCGTAAAAGCCAACAGGAAGATCAAGAAACAGAAAAAGAAGATAAAGAAGCTCAAAAGGGAGTTTGAGTATGTTATGTGAAGGTTGCGGCAGATGCCGGGGAATAAAGCTCAATAATCAGGTGTATACGGTGACTTGCCTTGAAAAGGGCGAGTTTCCCATACACTCGGATAATGTCTCTCACTTCAAGTGCAACGACAGGACAGAACCTATCGAGGAAACACCGCCTAGAGATAATGTGCTAATCATCTTAAAGAGTGGCAGGGATATGGTGATGTACGACAAAGACATTACCTGCATGGCTGATTTGGACAGGATGATTATAGAAGATGCTTTGGAATATCCTGAGTTTGGTAATTTCACGTTTAAGAGAGACGAGATAGCCTGTTACGGGTATATAGGGGGCTGATATGGATTGGCAAGATAAAAGAGTTGAAGATATGACCGAAGAGCAGTTAAGAGAAGCTGTGAAAGATTTACGAAAAAAGTTAGGAATAAGCCACCTATTAACTACTGAAAACAAAAGTGCGGAAGAAAATATGGCACAGACAGGGTTATGGGAAAATTCGTCAAAGGAGTATAAAGAAGCTATGGATAGGCTTACCGCCTACGAGCCGATGTATAAAAAACCACCTTTAGGCTGTAAGCCCTCATGGGTATCAAGTTGCGAACGGATAAAAGAACTGTCCGAAGCTATCACAAGGGATGTAAACGGAGCTGTCACAAAGGACGTAAACGGTGTTCATAAAGATACAAGCAATGTTAAGAAGTGGGCTACTGAAATACTGTATCAATGCGAGATTATGGAGAAATGCTGATGTTTATTGTTAATCAGTACAGAGACTTAATGCAAAACATTGATAATATCAGTTTTATACAAGTGCGAGGAAAGCAGATAATCACCGGAGCAGGACGGATAGCTGACTATGCCACTGCTGAAAGAGCAAAAGAGGTGTTTGAGGAAATGATAAATGCTCTTTCTCCGGCTATCGTGATGCAGAATGTCGAGATTGACAAAGAAATGATAAAACAGATACAGAATACTCCTTTTGTGGTGACGAAGAATGATGTGAGGATTGAAACAGTATGTCCGATATACAAGATGCCGTTAGAATAGAAATGCCTAATATAGACTTTCTCCTGCTGATAGAACAGGCTCTAAGGGAGAACATAGTCGTTTGGGAAGATGAAGAATATAGGGATATAGCAGAAAGGATAGCGGAATATGTCAAACGTAGATCATCCCGACCATTATAACCGGGGCATGGAATGTATAGATGAAATGATAGCCGTATTTGGAAAAGAAAAGGTGATGGCTTTCTGTATCTGTAATGTGTGGAAATACCGCTATAGGGCGGCTGATAAGAATGGTGAAGAGGATTTGGAGAAGTCCGATTGGTACATGAATAAGTATATGGAGTTGAGAGATGGTAGGATTTAAGGTTACGACAACAGTATTTTTGGCAATTCTGATAGTGACATTTGCTACTGTCGCTATAGCAAAGAGAAGAGAAACAGACACGGTTATCGTATCTGCGCTCATTACGGCAGTACAGATAATGGCAATAGCGGCAATATGGATGTAGGGGCATTGCCAAACGGTAAGGCACGGGATTTTGGTTCCCGTATTTGTCGGTCCGAATCCGACTGCCCCCGTGGGGAGTGGCATAGGTAAGTCTTGAAAACATTCTATGCGATAAAACACTCCCCTTTTGAGGTAAATAATGAGGTTTGAAAAAGGACATGCACCTGCCAACAAGGGCGGTGGAAAGAAAATAGACGCAAAGGCATTTGAGGAATACTTCATGCTGTATCTGAATGGTCAGATAAATCAGGAGAAGTTTGCCAAAGGTGTAGGCTTGTCCGTGCCTACATTGCATAAGCGGTTGACAATGCTATTTGAGACCGGGTCAATAGATGGTAAGTTCTTCAAGGACGGAAAGCCTATGATAGTAGGGTACAGCGGATTCCTCAGAGGTGACGAGGAAATAGAAGTACCCAAAGAAGAACCTAAGAAGTTGGAAACTCAATTTATAGATTACCCTAAACTTATATGACACCACAAGAAGCACTAGAGAACTATGAAAAGTACATAGAGATAAACGGCATAGATGAAAAAGTCATAAATGCTATGACCTTACTCTCTTATGACCTTTTGGAGAATAAGAAAGACAAAGAGTTTGGATTATTCTGTTCTCATAGGACTAAAGAAATCATAAATCAATTTGCACATCAGAAAACAGGTGCGGATATATGGGCTTTGGAAAAATACGCTTTTGAACACGAAGTAAGTTTTGAGGTTGTAGAGGATTTTTGGAAAATCCTGTTATCCGAAGCAAGGAGTATGATATTAGATAGTTATTATCTTTATCTTGAAAGACACCGTGACCCCGAAGATAGGTTTTATCTCCCACGCAGAAAGCAGTTAATCAATCTAGGCTATGTAGGTGCTTTGCAAGACCTGATAGACGATAAGATAGACATTCTGAGCATATCTTCACCTCCGGGAACGGGAAAGACCACAATTGAGGAAATGACATTGAGTGCATTTATGGGTTGGTTTCCCGATCTCTGCAATCTATTTTCATCACACAGCGGTCATGTTACAAGGATGGTATATGAGGTTGTATGTAATATTATTGGGGTAGGTCTAAAACAGGGTCAGGTGGCAGAATACGCATGGCAGGAGATATTTCCTGATGTTGCTGTACAGAGCGTCAATGCCAAAGAAGAGGAAATAAACCTTGGAAAATTCAAACCGTTTAAGACATTAACATGCAGGGCATTAGGAGCGTCACAGACGGGTGTTACTCGTTGCGAGGGCATCTTGTGTTGTGATGACCTTTGTAGCGGCATAGAAATGGCATTGTCAAAGATAAGGCTTGATAAGCTGTGGACTATGTACTCTACCGATCTGAAAACAAGAAAGAAAAAAGGGAAAAAGGGAAGAACCTGCAAGGAATTACATATTGCTACAAGATGGAGCGTTTGGGATGTTATAGGCAGATTAAAAAGCATCTATAGTCACAACGACAGATGCCGTTTTCTGTCCATCCCTGATATTGACCCCGACACAGGAGAGAGTAACTTCGATTATGAGTATGGGGTAGGGTTTGATGTTGCCTATTTTGAAGATATAGAAAAGTCCTTAGACCCTATCACATACAAATGTCTCTATAAGAATGAGCCTGTGGAACGTGAGGGCTTGCTGTTTCCACCCGATATATTACGGAGATATGAAAACTTGCCTTTGGATAAGGACGGAGAAATCAAAAATCCTGACGGAATATGGGCTTATTGTGACACCAAAGATAAGGGAACTGACTACAACGCTCTTGGAGTATTCCTGCAATATGGGGATGATTACTATTTCTATGATACCGTATTCCGTTCCATTGACCCTCTGTTGTTGGATGATCTAAATGCTCAATGCCTTGTTAAGAATCATGTTCAGATAGCAATATTTGAGAGCAACAAAGAGGGAAGCCGGACAGCGGATAAAGTACAGGAAAAGGTGAATGAAATGGGTGGTACTACCCATATAGACAAGAAATATTCCACGGAGAATAAAGAGACAAGAATTATAGTCAATAGCCCGTGGATAGTAGCCCATGTGTTATTCCCATATGCCGAA